CAGCTTTCTTCAACGCGTTTAAAGCGGGAAGAGACGTGAGGAATCGTTGCTTCAACGCCTTACCTTCTCGTGCTGTACCGCCTACAATCTCTCCTATCTTACCGTCACCGGCGCCGTATAAAAATGCGTAGATAAATGTCTTCGCTTGATCGCGTGTCTTCAATCCCGCCGCTTGTTGATTAACCGTGTGAATATCTTCTTCTAACAATTGACGTCCATATTGTCCACCGTCAAAGCCCGCGAGGTAATGCGCAAGCATACGAAGTTCAAGTCCACTCGCATCACAACCGACAAGGACGTAGCCGTCACGCGCCTTAAATAACTCACGACATTCCTTGCCGTAGGGTGCGCGTACTGCTGGTACTTGTGCGATGTTAGGATAGCTATGAGTACAGCGTCCTGTAACCGTACCGTTGGTGTTTACCTTGCCGTGGATACGTCCGTTACGTACGCGCTTTATCCAAGCGTTATCGCCTTCAGCTAACATGCCCAAACGTTTAACAACCATTAGGTATTCTAGGAGTAGATCAGCCGATGGATGCTTGACGCTTTTAAGCACGGCTTCATCGATCTTAGGTTTACCATCGGGTGTGAAGTGTACAGGTTTCCAACCTAGTTCTTTTAAACGCTCTGCTATCTGATCACGACTGCCAGGATTAAACGGTATAGACTTAGTCTTGTTGCCTAGCTTAGTCGCCTTGTTAGCTAACGCTTGTACTTGTCCTTCTTCTTTAAGTAACTTCTTCAGTGCCGCTTTAGTCTCACCAAAGTATTGCTTGCCGTCAATATCAATCTCCCATCCTTCGGGTGTCTTCATCTCTTCAACGACAGGTGGAAACGTCTTCTGTAAATCATCGAGTAGTTCAGCGCGTCGGGTCGTCAATGTCTGTATTAACTTGTCAGCTTTATCTTCATCAAAAGCAAACCCCGCAAGCTCCTGTTTGCGTATGATCTTAGCGAACGTGTGTTCGATGTTAAGCATTCGAGTATCGGGTTCTTGTTCGCGAAGGTAAGCACCGACAGCGTGTGTCACAAGTACATCACGCTCACAATAATTACGCATCTCTTCCGTATATACATCGAAGTTATCGGAATCAAACTCCATCTTAGACACGCCTAATCGGTTACCCCACGCCTTCAAACTATGAGATCCCCATAGGTCTTTCGGAAAGTCCTTACGTACCATATCGAGTTTGAAAAGGTCGGAATGTACGCACCGTGTTGTTACTGCTGTGTCAAGTATACGCGCTTTAGGCGACCATCCATACAGCTTAGTCAGCGCTGGTATATCAAAACCAATGACGTTGTGACCGACGATTGTCTCGGCGCTGTCAAGTAAGCGTAGTCCTTGTTGCATACTCTCGTCTGCAAACGTCAACATCTGTTGCTTCATCGGGTTATAAACGCTCAAGCAATGAACGACTTTTAAATCATCAAGCGTTACGAAGTCTTCCAACCCGTTCGTCTCGATGTCGAAGTATAATGTTTTGTTCATGTTCATAGGTAACGTACTACTCTTTTCCAGTATTGTTGTGTTTCTGTTTTGTGGTAGCCGCGTGGTCCGCCGTTATGTATCCGTGCTAAGACTTCCCAAGTCGCGTCTTTCGGTGCGTGTCTTTGCCAGTATTGCATCATCACCTGTTCAGCGTATGTCTGATCAACACACATTGCCCACGTGCCGTCGAGGTCTTGGTCGTAGTTGTAAGCGTCGATCCAATAGCCAAAGCTTATTTGATACGGACCGATTGATCGACCGCTGTCACCGACGGCATAAGGGGCGTAGTATTCTCCGCCGCTTTCGACAAGGCGTATCGCACGGAACAGTTTTAAATAATCAGAACGACGTAGGTGCGGCGTTGGTAGTGGTAGTATTAGTTTTAAGAAACGAGTTATCATGTTCATTTAATCTTCCTGTTTGTTGGTTGAAATATAGTGTCGAAGCTAGTCCCGTCTCACCTGAGAATCGGTTCTTCAACACTCTTATACGTGTTTGGTTTGCGTCTGCTTCTGATTGTTGGTTACGTTCTAATCCAATAACCATGTCAGACAGTTGCGGTATGGCGTGTGAACCTCGAAGATGTGCAAGCGATGTGATCGCCCCTTCTTCGTGTCCAGCACCTGGAGGTCGCTTTAAATGACTGACTAATACCATGCCACATTGCGTCTCTTCGACGAGAGAACGTAGTCGTGTCATCGTGTTGTCAATCAAGCGTCGTTCATCATCACCTTCAAACCCACTTACCACTATCGATAAATGATCAAGAAATATCCACTTACATTCTAGTCCTTTGCATAGGTATCTAATTCGATTAAGTAGATTATCGCTGTCACAACTTCCGAAGTGATCGTAGGTAAAGAAGCGTCCGTTCCCTACCGTCTCTTCAAACGTAGGTCGTAATGCTTCGTGATGTATTTCCTTTTCAAGATGAAGCGGTTTGTTAACGTGTAGTCCCATTATACCCAGAGCCGTCCGCCTGACTGACTCTTCAAGCGCGATGTAACCGACTGTTTCGCCACGCTCTAATAATGAATACGCAACCTCACGACAAAACAAGGACTTCCCAATCCCACTACCCGCGCATATCGTGACGAGTTCTCCCCGTCGTATACCGTGTGTCATGTCGTTCAAGGATGTGTATGGGTACGGTTGAGACTCAACGTTATTTACTTCGCTTATCTTTTCCCATAGTTCTTCAGCACCAACGATACCATCGGGGCGATACTCACGCGCTTCAAAGACTGCGGTTACAATCTCCTTTGCACGGTTCGCCTTTAACATATCGTTCGGGTCTTTAAGCGGTAGCTCTGCTATCTTTGCACGTCCAGGAGTTAGAAGAGCCGCACATTCTGCCGCTCCCTTGCGTCCTGGGTCGTCCATATCAAACATGAACACCACTTCTTCATATCGTTCAAGCCAATCGAGCGCTTGTGCGACGTTGTTCTTAGCTCCGCCAGCACCGTGCGGTACAGATACGACTGCCCAGCGATTGTTAAACGCTTGGGACACGCTTAAAGCGTCGATCTCTCCTTCGGTTACGATGACTCGCTTACCGCTGTCTCGCCACAGATGTTGTCCGTATAGTCCGATCAGTTCGCCACGCACCTTGAATGATTTGTCAGCGTATCTAATCTTCTGTCCACATAACTTGCCGTCACGAGTGCGGTAGTTTGCGACTTGAACCATCTGTCCATCGACTTCAGCGGCTTGATAACCCCACTTCTTACACGTCTCTTCCGTCAGGTTACGACGCGTTAAAGCGGTGGTCTTGCCGTTACTTACAAACGACGCTTTATTATTTTTGGTCGTTGGTTGTTCTTCCATTTTTTGCTTTTCATTTTTGTTGGGTTGAGTGTTCTTTCCACAGCTAAAGCAATGACTCGATCCGTCTACGTATGTAGATCGTCCGTCACTTGAACCACAGGCGGAACAGGACGTGTGGATTTCTTTGTATTCAGCCATGATTTCGGTATCGTTTTGTCACAGTATTTAATGCCTTTCTGTTCGCAGTATTTTGCGTATGTTGTTTTAGAACCTTTGCGTATCTTGTTCGACGCGTTCATAAAACAAAGACGGACATCAAGTTCGGGATGTTGATCACGAATAAGGAGATGTTTGGTTCTGTCTTCACTTGTCCAAAGTCCTTTAGTCTCTACTATAATTCCGTTTGGTAGAATAAAGTCAGGTGTGTATGTACTGAGTTTCCTGTATTCGATCTTCACAGTTTCATACCCGAACTTGACGCCGTTCCGCTCTAACCAATTAGCGGTCTTTGCTTCAAATCCAGAACGATACTTAGAAGTCCGCCGACAGGGGCGCTTCTTGTTTGGTTTCCTCGGCATTAGGTTCTGGTTGATCGAGAGTATTCTCGAATGTTTCTCCTCCGTTTGTATATCCACCTTCTTCTGCGGTGAATCCAAAGGATGATGCTTTCTCGCTTGTTCCAACAGCCGCAAGTTCGAGTACTTGAACGCCTTGTGGTTCGAGTGTCATACCGAATCCGTGTGCGGCAACAT